CTATAGCAATGGAAAACAAAAGCAAAAAGATTAAGTATTATGAACTCTTTAATATCAGTAAAGGGTTACAAGATTTGAATGGTATATCTGGGGTACAACTAGGTATATACAGGGGTAAATTATCTAGGAGCATCGCCGAGTATATTACTGATGCCCAGTCTTATTCTAAAACAGAAGAATGGGAACGTATTGATAAATTAGTTAATGATATTAATTTAAAACACTGTACAAAAAATGATAACGGTGAACCAATCATAACTAATAATAGATACTCATTCAGTAAGGATGTGGAGGTACTAAGATTGGCAGATATTAAAGAATTTCAAGAAATTGAAAAGGAGGCTATAGCTGAAAGAGATAGACTACAGAAAGAATTTGTTGATCTTTTAGATAAAGAAACTCCTTATGAAGTATTGACAATACCTTACTCAGTAATTGAAGGGGTAGAAAATGTTTACATTAAACTAGGCAAGCCTTCACCATTTAAATCAGAGACAATTGATTTATTAACTTCCATAATTGATATGGAGACTTAAACTATGGTTATGATTGATAATTTAAAAAAGCCAGACAATAGGAAATTAAAGGCAATAGCCGACTGGTTATTGTACTGCTTACCTTTAATGAATGGTGCAATTATTGCAATGCCTCTAACAACAACCCAAATTAGTTGGGTGCTATTTGGATTGAATACCGCTATTGTAGTATTTAAAGGTATATCTAAATTTACAACAGATGAACCTGTCTAAAAACTTTACTCTTGAGGAGTTCTTAAAAAGCCCTATGGCGGATGAACATCATATTATTGAACAATACCAACCCGGAGAAACAGTTATAAATAACTTAAGGGATCTGTGTATGTATGTTCTTCAGCCTGTTAGAGAAGAATTAGGATTTACATTAACTATCACATCAGGATATAGATGCCTTAGATTAAATGAAATTGCTAAAGGGGCTAAAGGAAGTGATCACATGAAAGGGTTTGCAGCAGACATTATTTGTCAAGACAATGCAAAGTTGTTTGAGGCTTTAAAGAAGTATAAATTTAAACAACTTATTAACGAGTATAATTTATCTTGGGTGCATGTAAGTTATGACAGTAATGATTTAAAACAACAAGTAATATACATTAAATGAAGTGGTATAATATTGTCATTATAGGACTTATCATCGTAGGTATAGTTCTTGTACAGAGAAAATTCTTTCCGGATAAAGTCTTAGTTGTTAAGACTGTAGTTTCTATTGTAAAGAAAGATAGCATAGTATATAGACCTAAGTTGGTTCCATATGCTGTAGAAGTTCCTGTGATAGATACATTCAAAATTCCGGCAGATACTGCCGAGTTAATTAGAAAGTATAAAGAGCTAAATAAAGAATACTACACAAAGAATTATTTCAAAGATAGTCTAATAGTTGACAGTGTTGGATATGTTAATACTTCTTTTAAAGTAACTCAAAACAAAGTATTTGATTACAAGCAAAAGTATAGTTTACAAAGTAAAAAGGTTACTACACAAATAATTAGTAGCCCTAAAAACCAATGGTACATCGGGGGTTCAACCAATTTTAAAGGGTTGGCCCCTATCGTGCTATTTGACAATAAAGGTAAAATGAGTTATTTTGGTAGTTACGAGATAGTTAGAAAAGAAACCACAGTTGGGGTTTTAGTAAATCTTAATAGAATAAAATTATGGTAAGATCACTTAACATGCTCGGGTATGAGTTATCAGAACTTTATCGCGGCACATATAAAGTAACAGATAGTATTGATATCAGATTATTTAAAACTTGGGTTCAACAAGCACGTGCTGTATTAGTTAAGCAAAGACTTGACGACAACATGATGATTATTGACGAGCATCTTGTTCAAGACTTGGGTAAGGTTACTATGGCCCCTGTGGATAGTTCAGTAGGAACACATACTTCTGATAAATATATGATGAGAAGTACAGCACGGATACCTGTCACTATAAATAGGAAAGGTAATATAGGGACTTTTACTAGAATTGCTTCAGCAGACTTACTAGAACTTAAATTTAACTTGGTATCTTATGAAAGAGCTTTGGTATCTGGGAATGGTAAATTCAATCAGAATGACATTTACACCTTTGTACATGATGGGTACTTGTTTATAATTAGTAAGACAAACATTCACAAATATATTAAAGAGCTACATGTTAAAGGGATATTTGCAAATCCTGAGGATGCCTACACTTTTAACACAAGCCATGCTGGCGTACCTTGGACAGATGATATGGAGTACCCTGTTAGTGAATCTATTGTGATGGACTTACAAAATATCATAATGGATAAGAAATTTAAATTTGTTATGACTCCTTTTGAGGATAATAAAGCTAACGGACATGATGATATAGTTAATCCCGGAGTAAAGAAATAATATGCACTTTCCTAGAGGAGACAGAAAGATAATAGCTGATTATAAATCTAAGGAAATATATAGGCACTATAAACAAAAGCAGGGGGAGTCTGCCGTGGATTATAAAACCTTTTGGAAGGTTTGGGAAGAGTTCATTGAGATAAGAATGCAGTTAGTCATATATAACAATTTAGAGTTTTATATGCCATGTAGATTTGGTTCTCTTCGCGTAGAGATAGTGTGTGATGCATTGACATTAAGGAAGGACGGAACTGTAAGAATGTGGAAGAATTGGGGGGATACAGTAAAGCTTTGGGCTAAGATATATCCCGGTAAAACTCCTACAGAAATAAAAGAAATAAAAGATAAGCCAATTGTATATTATACAAATGATCATGTAGATGGAAAGGTGCTAAGGTATCACTGGGATAAATCCACTTGTAATTTTAAGCATCACACACACTACTCATTTGAGCCTATTAGAAAGTGGCAACGTAAGTTGGCGGATTATATAAATACAACAAAGAAATTAAATTATTACGGGAGATAATATGTTCAACGGAAAATACACACACATACGCGAAGTATTAGAGAGGGTTCAAAGGGATTTTGGATTTTCTGATGTATATGCTGATGAGGCAAAGGAGTGGATCTGGGACTGTATTGGATATTTTGGTAGGGATGAAGTTCTTGTGCCCTCCATTGAGGATGTAGTTATTACTGATAACAGGGGATTACTTCCCGGAGATATTTATAGATTTATTGGGTGTAGAGACGCTGAATCAAAGAAGCCCTTGCTCCCAACTACAGATAGATACTTTAGCAAAAACTTTACAACTTATAATGCCTTAGGTGAGGCAATAGTTCAAGGTCAGAGTATTAATATAACAACTACAGGTATAGGGGATAATGTGGTAGAACAGATTGATGTGCCCACTACCTTTATAGAGTTCGTACCTACAATAGATTTACCTTCTTTACAAGAGTGGACCTACTCTATTGATAATGGATATATCTGGTGTGGAGTTAGTAATATAACTTTGCAGGTAGCCTATCTAGGATTTCCTATGTGGGATGATGGCACCCCAAAAGTTCCAGATGATCCTAAGGTAATGAGAATGGTGGTACTACATATAGCTACCAATATAGCAGTTAGGTTATGGCTACAAGATAAGATGACTGAGACTAAAAAGAATTGGTTTCAAGATGAATTATCTTGGGCTGTTGGTAGTGCGCAAAATAGAATTAAAATGGTTGGGGAAGATGGTATGGAAAGTATCAAGAGAAGTCTACACAGACTTGTTCCTAAACCTGATCAATGGAAGAATGGTTTTAGAGAAATAAATAGAGGCGAACATTTAAATAAGATGTAAAATGGCTAAACACATAAATACCTTTTTAGAGGGGATAGATAAAGATACGGTAGTAACGAGTTATAAAAATACACACTACTATGATGCTAGAAATTTTGATATAGTAGTAGCAGAAGACCTTTCTTCTGCTACTTTGACTAATTCTAAAGGGGTAACTACTAAGTTAATTTATGATGTTAACAATGTTGATAAAAAGATTGTAGGATTTGGTGAAACTTCTATTAGTATTATATTCTTTATACAGTGTGCTGGGGTTGTTGGAGAAATTCATGAATTATTATTCACGGATTTAGCTATTGGAAGTATTAGTTTAGATGGAGATACCTACCTAGTAGCTAGAAAAGATTTCGACTTTGGTGACAGAGTAGAAGTAATAGCTAGGGAAGAAACTCCTTTAATTAGAAAGGTATATTGGGTAGACGGCCAAAATCCTATAAGGTTCTGTAATCTTGCTTTAGATGTGTCTGGATATATTACCACTCAATTTGAAATTAATCAAGATGTTGTATTCACAACTCCCACATATAATAGACTTATAAGCGGAAACTTAAAGGCCGGAGTTTATCAATATGCATATTGTTTATACAATCAAAATGCTGGGCAGAGTTGTTATTCCCCATTATCTCAATTTATTCAAGTATCAGAAACAGGACTAACAATCTCTTCTACAGCCTTCCAAGGAAGTGTAGTGGGCACAGAAACTACAAGCGGGATAGAGATAAGCGTTAATGATTCAAATACAAATTTTCAATACATTAGAGTAATCTCTATGTTCTATACAACACCTACAGCCGTACCAGAAGTAACTATTATATATGAAGGAGTTAGAATGGATAGTCTAGAGATATCTCATACAGGAGCTCAATTACTTGGAACTCTTGTTCTGGAAGAGACTATTGCCTCTCCTTTAATTTTAATTCCTAAAACAATAGCAAGTAAATATAATTATTTATTTGTAGGTAATATTTCTGAACAAGACTTTGATGTAGAGTTTGATGCCAGAACATATAGATTTAATTCTTCTCATGTTGCTAGAATGTATAAAAATGATTCCGAATTTATTGATATAACTTACCCTAATTACCCTACAACTGAGACAGAGTATAATTTATCTATAAAAAATAAATTAGATTTAGATGTGTCTCCTACAACAGGAAATGCTTTATACAGATATAGAGGAGAATCTGCTGGAATACCTGGAGGTCAGGGTCCAAACGTTTCTTATACATTTGTACTTAATACTATTAAGTTTAGGGAACCTGTTACAGGACTAGGAATCTGGTCTGTAAATGGATCTATAGGATATTCAGATCCTTTACAAAATGATAATGTGGGGTATCAACGCGATGAAATATATAGATTTGGAGTGATATTTTTTAATTCTAAAGGGCAATCTAGTTTTGTTAAATGGATTGGAGATATAAGAATGCCCCACTATTCAGAAAATAGTAATTCTTTTGGAATTACTTATGCTACTGATTATATAAGAATATTAGGAATTAATTTTGTTTTTAATTTTACAGAGCTGTTGCAATCTTATCCTGATATAGTTTCTTATCAAATAGTTAGAGCAGAAAGAACATATGATACTGCCACAGTAGTTGATTGTGGGTATATAGGGAATTTGCAGAAAGACGATACGGTATTGTATTGGGGAGGTTATGGAGCCCCAACTCCAACTAATGCAATATATCCCGCGTTACATTCATCAACAGGAGCGTCATTTGCTCCTAAAAGTATAGTTGAGTATATTTGTGCAGAAACTAACTATAATAAAAATAATGACGGGGCTTATTCCAGATTGGATATTCATTCTGGAAATGGTACTCACATAAACAAACGAACTGGAACCGCAAGTGCTTACGATGTTGATAATGTTATATTATCTTCTTTACTTCCATCTTCTACTTTTGGGGCAATAGTTGATATAGATTCTACTGTATTATTTAGAGCACAACGTAATTTAACACTACTTCAAGGGCTTTCTTCTGAATTTGGAGGATACTCTTTAAAAACACGTTCTCATATTGATCCTGAAGGTAGTAGGGGGTATAAAGGAACTACTTTGGTAATGAAATTAGCATCAGACGTGTCTACCACAACTATTGCAACCTTAGCAAATGATCATCCAGCATATGCATTAAGACGAAGGATTACTTATCCTTATGGAGGATACAGTATATCAACTATAGCAAATACAACTTATTACCCATGTTCTTCAGTACAAAGCATTAATACTTCAAATATTACAGTATATGGAGGGGATACATACATCACTAAGTTTGAATATATGAGAACTATGTGGGCAGATGGAACAGGTTCTACATTTGAAGATGATAGATATGCTCAAGTCGTACAGTGCTTAGTAGAGTCTAAACTGAATCTAGATTATACTTCTAATCCTAGATGGTCTACATATGATGACAATATTTCAAACTCTGGAAGTATTATAACTAACGGATTTATGTACTCAGCTTTTTGGGAAAAGGCCGGCACTTGGGAGTTTTATCTTAATGGGGGAACAGCTACACAATATTTTATTCAGGCCAACGACTTATATACATACAACCCTGTATATTCCTTATCTACAGGGGCTAAAAGTTTTGTTTCTAAGCCTATTAACTTTGTAGAAAATACAGAATATTCTACAAGGGTCAGTGTTTCAGAAAAGAAAACAAATGGAGAAGTAGCGGATTCATGGCTACAATTTTTACCTAATAATAGCATAGATATAGATAATCAGTTTGGACCATTAACTAGACTTTATAACCATAACAACTCTTTATTTTATTTTCAAACAAAAGGCTTTGGCATTATACCAGTAGAAGATAGGGAAGTTATAACTACAGGTAACGGTGTTCCAGTAAGTATAGGTACGGGCGAGGCCTTAAAAAGATATGATTATGTAAGTACTAATGCTGGAACATCCTTACCTAATAGCATAATTGGAACAGATAGTAACCTATATTTCGTTGACGATGATTTAAAGAAGTTATGTAGATTAAAGAATAAAGAGGGATTTGAGTTTTTATCAGATATAAATGGTCTATACGCGTACATGCATAGAGCAGATCTAACTTCTGTAAATACTATATACAACCCTAGAACTAAGGAAATCATGTTTAGCTTTCCAACAGAGAGTTTAAAATACAATGAGTATACTAACACATTCATATCCTTTAG